CAAGCTACCTCAGCATTGTGCTCTATAAGGCCGTGTAGATCTCGGTGGTCGCCGGATCATTAAAAAAAAAAAGGTAAGCCTTTGACTGTTTCGCCACTGCTTGGAGCATTAGACAGTACTGGGCTAGAAAACATAAACCAACGCTTACTAGCATAATCATAAATCCGTTGGGCAAACTCCATATCGCCCTCTGAGTATGCCATTGCTGCACGAGCAAAGGCATCTTGAGGGTCTTCATTATCGTTACAGTAGTAGTCCTTGAGGAGGCTCAGTGCTTGTTCACTGAACCCTTCGTTGCGTGAGTAATCAACCTTAACCATTTAGAACCTCCATGAGTTCACGGTAGCCTCCTATGTGCTCTCCGTCAATAAAGATCTGAGGAACAGTCTTCACTCGACCAATAATTGTTTCTAGATCCTCGAAATATTGTGGATCATCCATGATGTTTAGATAGTCCACAGAGACCTCTCGTGCCTCACACTCTTTCTTGGCTTCCTTGCAGTACATGCACTGGTCATGCCCATAGATAGTTACGTTCATACTTCAGCATCCTTTACGAATATTCCATCGATCATGCGACCCTTGCGTGTCACAATCTCACCATAAGCAGCACCTAGGCAATCCTTGTAATCAAGACCGTACATCTCAGCGAGGATTATTAGGACTACTGCACAATCGCCTATTGCGTCTGCATACTCTGTTCGGTCGTCCTTCTCGTAAGCCTCTGCCAACTCTTGCATTTCTTCTCGGAGTTTCTTCAGCTGACCTTCGATTGTACCTTGGTCTAGAATCCCTCGATCTCTTGCCCATCCAACTACTAAATCTTCTAGCATTTATTATCCTTAATCATACGGTCGATGTACCACTTGCACTTCTCTAGGTCTTGCACTGAGTTACCTTTGCTCAGGTGACGGCTCAGGTATTTAATTGCATTGCCGAAGTAAAAGCTGTACGGATCTGGTACAGTGTCATCAATGTAATCAATGACCTCAATTTCTTTATTTGCATAATGAGCAGGTTGGCTCACTGGATCATCCCAAGTATCCGCTGAGTCATATTCCTCAAGGATCTCCCAGAATTTCTCCCATCGTTTTGCGTCTAAGTCCATCGTTTCTTTAGCTCCTCTAATTGTTTTGAGTCATCCTCAGTCAGCTTTAGCGTTCCCTTGCATGAATCGAAGGACCAGTTAAGTCCTAGTGGGTTAAGGTAGGAATCAGACCACAATATACAAGCAGTCTCTGCGTATCTCATGGCTGACTTGGATGAGAAGATACCTATGATCTCTTTCTTTGCAATCTCATCTGTGTTATCCAGTATGGTCTTGGAGGTTGAGTTGTACGATTTCCAGTTTGTTGAACCTTTACGACTCGTCCAGAATTGCTTACGACCAACGTAGTATCTCCCATCCTTCATAGTGATTTCATAAATGAACCCGAGGTATTTCTCAAGGTCTTCTTCAAAGTTCTTTAGGTGTGTAGAGTTAATCCACTCCATCTTCGTCATCCTCATCCATGTCGAAGAGTTCCTTGAGCTGTTCCATGTTCTCATCCACTTTGTCAGGGAATTGAGCGAGGACATCCTCAACCTCAATCCCTAGGACATCACATAGAAGACAGACATCAACATACTTGAGGCATTCTTCTGTGAACATATTATATTTGACCTCCGTCAAACGCTTTATAATTCCGTTATCTCGATTACTTTAGGCGGGTTGACCACCTTAGTTAAAAATCTTGGACCAGTTGAATACAAGAATGTTCTTAACTCGGGGTAACAGTGCTTTTTGTAATCGCAGTAAGAACAACCAGTAGCCAACTTTTCGTTTCCAGATTTGCCATCGGGCACGGATTCGTAGCACAGCGTTGGAGGAGTTGGTTGCTCCACGATCTTTTTTACGTTTCTGACTCGCTCTGCAATGTCATAACTAATGAAGTCATACACATCTGCATTCTTATCTGTCTCGTCATACTCCAAGTAAGTCAAGTGACCATTCTGTTTGTCAATTGCTAACCAACCATATTTAGTGTCTCCTTCTGCATGTGCATATGCTTTGATCTGGGCAATGTAACCGAAGGGGTCATCGAATGCCAGTGTTCCATCCTTAAACTTCTTGAAGCCGAAAGTAGAAGTACTCTTGATGTCAATCAAACGACCATCTACTCGGGCATCCATATGGCCCTTGACTCCTTCGACCTCACATACCTTCTGCTCATCAGTGACCTTGTGTCCTGCCAGTCGGATGAACAGTAGGAGCATCTCCTCGATCATATGACCATACATGAACTTGATGTAGGTGTGTGGCTTGAGCTTCTCTTTCTCTAGGTCATTTGCTGCTGACCAGAGCTGACGATCAGGCTTGCCAATGGCGCTCAGTCGTAGCTTACGGTTATCACGTTGCTGCGGTGTGAACTCCTTTCGCATGAGGTCCTTCATGGCCTCACCGAAGTGTTCTATTTCCTCGTCGAGGTTGACATCTGGGCCAATCTCTCGGGTATCCATCAGCTTGTAGATGTCCTCTACGAGGGTGTAAATTGATTTCATGTTTATCTCCTTAGTATTCCATTAGTATAACATAATTCCCAATGAAATACTAGTGTGTTTCTGCCCAATTGACACCAATTTTATATTCGCCATCTAGAGGACAACGCATCTTGAAGTGAACACCTGCAGCTTTGATTGATTCAACCATCAAGTATCCAACCTTCTGTGCATCCTTGTCTGCGGCTTCAATCTGATACTCATCATGAATAGAACCTAGAAGTTTATAATCTAGCTTCCACTTCTGGGCAAACTCAGTGAAGATGTCCAGAGCTTTCTTCATGACTACAGCACCCGCACTCTGTAGTAGTGTATTGAGTGCCGCATGTTCAGATCGAATCCACAGTCGTCTACCGTCTAAGCCTCTGAGGTAGCCTCTTCCTGCGGCTTGGGCCACTCGATCTCGAAGCTCTGCAAGAGCTGGAGTATTGTCAAGGAACTTTTTCTTAAGTTTTCTTCCATGAGTTGAGCTTCCTCCAACAACTGAGCCAATTTTTGCATCTCCTGCTCCGTAGAGAAAGGCGTATATAAAGGTTTTTGCTTGATCTCGTGAAGGAAGTCCTGCAGCAAGTTGGTTTGCAGTGTGAATATCTCCGTTAAGTATTTCATGTGTGTACTCCTCGTCGCCCATGTAGTGAGCGAGCATTCTCAATTCTAAACCTGAAGCATCGATGCCAACTAGCTTGCGACCCTCAGGCACTATCCAACAGGACCTACAATCTTCACCATAAGGAGAATATACTGCGGGAACCTGAGCCATGTTTGGCGAGCTATGGGTCATACGACCAGTCACTGCACCTATTGCGTTTACTTGACCATGAACTCTGCCGTCATCTTGAACAGCATCAACCCATGATTGCACCTGAGCTGTACGCTTCTGTACCAGTAGGTACTCTGCGATTAACTGAGCCTCAGGAATATTCGTAACAGTCTCCAGAACACGTTCATCTACTATTGCCTGTCCATTGTCTGTGAATTTCTCAGGAACCCAACCGAAGTGCTGAAGGTACCTGCCGATTTGCCTACGACTACCGAGGTTGAACTCAGGGTAATCAATGCGACTAAATTTACCTGCAACGTCTACCCAAGATTCCCCAAGGAACTTTAGTCCAACTGCGGATAGACTGCCATCCTTTTTTATTTTTGGCGTAATTTCCTTGATAAACGTAGGAAGCGGTTTGAAAGTTTGTAACACTTTTTCTTCAAGTTCATATTTCTTCTCCTGTAGAGTAGCGATCAGATCGAATGCTTTGCGCTGGTCTAATAACCACCCGTTGTTGATTTGTTTAGTAATTTGGTTTTGTACTGAATGCTCAAGGTCAATGCTTTCGTCTCCAAAAGGATCAAGTTTCTCAGTGAGTACTTGGTACAAGCGTTCAGTAACTCGCACATCCTGTTGACAGTACTCCACCATCTCTGGCGTAAGTGCAGACCAATCATTGTAATCTCCTTTGGGGAACTTCAGGCGTTCGCCCCATTTGCCTAGCGAATGTCCACCGTCCAAACTAGGATTATACAAGCGACTCATTACTAGCGTATCCGTCAGTTTGTAGTCATCAAATGAAACCCCTAAGAGTCTCTGGACCACTGGAATATCGTAGTTGATGATATTGTGACCAATGACTTCTGTGACGCCCTCTAGTAGCTCCTGTACGTCTTTCTTTGTGGGTTTCTCTATAGTGACTATCTCGCCATCTTTGATTGCACATAGGCACCAGATGATCGAAGGTCTCAGTCCGTTGGTTTCAATATCGAATATCAACTGCATTGCTAGAACTCATCCTCTTGATTTGCCGTATGGGTCTCTGGAGGTTCGCCTCGCTCCAATCGTCCCGTCAGTTTGTTGTAGTATAACCAACCTGCCATCCCTGTCATGCCTGTGCGACGACATTTGACTACCTGAACCATCGTAGAGTTCTTGGCGTACTCATCCTCTGCCATCTTGTCTCGTGAGAGTAGGATGGTGTTGAATGCGATCTGGTTGATTGATCCAGAACCCTTCAGGTCATACTCGTTGACGTTATGAGGATTAGTCATGGATGGTTTACGCATGTGCGATACAACAATGACTGATACCTTGGTCTCCTTCGTCAACTTGAGCAATCGGTCCATGAAGTCATCGATTGTCTCGTTGGTGTTGCTAGTAATTGCTGCTTGTAATGGGTCAATGATCAGGACCTCACAACCGCTACCTTTGACCATCGCTCGTA